GTTTTACACTGGTCGCCCCTAAAGATTTTGGTGGTTCCCCTTGCAACACGATGGAATGTGTTGGCACTGCTTGAGACACCACGTTTTCATACATTGTCCCTACAAGGTGCTTGGTTACTATTGCTCTGATGTCATCCAAGTCAAAGAAGTCTCCTGCGTTCATAAAGCGCACATTGGTTTCTTCTCTTACTTGCTTGCCACTTTTAATACCTGTGTTGATGGTGCTAGGTACACGCAAAACACGAGATGCATCGCTTGTAATTGTTGGGTCAATTGCCAGCTTCTTTTGAAAGCATAAGCGCTTGAACGCTTCAGCCACAGGCTTCCACTCTTCTTTGTCCACCGCCTCTTTGAAAGGCCAGTATGCGTGTACCCCACCGCCAGATGCCACAAGCCACGGCCTACCCAAATCAGACAGCCCCACCTCATCGCAGAAGCGAAGAAGTTCTTGGACTGCTAACTTGGCGGAAGCATAGGCTTTTGGTTTGATGACACCTTTTTCATCAGGTATATCTTTAGGATGGTTGCAATCAATATCAACCGCAATGCATTTAACCATCTGCACATTTGTAGCAACACGCGAGTCCTTCTCCCCGAATGTTCCAAGTGCAAAGTAAATATCATACGATTTATTCTTCCACTCATTTATCTTCGCTTGCGCTTCATCAAGTGTCTCAACATAGTAGTGTTCCTTTTTTCGAGAAAGCTCTGCCACACAGTAACGACCGTTGCCTGTAGGGGGCAGAACCGCCGCCATAAAATCAAGCGGTTCCATACGTTTCCTTCAGGTTATTTAAATAAGTCTAACTGTCCGTGCTGTGGATACGCAGGTGCGTGTTGAACATCTGCTTGAGTAAAACGCTTGAGTAGCTCTTGTTGATAAGGTAAAGGCAAGCCCTTGTCACGATAAATCATCGTCTCACTGTGACGAATCAACTCATCGTTGGTTAAGGTTCTAGGTTGTATTCCTGACATATTCTTCTCCATGCTTCGTCTGCTGTTTTTGAGCTCGACATAATTTTTGTTAAAAGTTCTACCCGATTTTGATACGCTACGAAAACGTCTTTACCCTCGAACCAGTTGTAAACTGTTTGGCGAGTAACTCCAAGTGCGTACGCAATCTTTGTTACGGGAAAGTCTAAATGTATCGCCCATCGACCAAGGGTACTACCTAAGGTCTTAGGCGACTTTGCTACGAGGTTAATGATTTTGTCTGAGTAAGGCATAGATGAATGGGGACAATGTCCCCGTTGTTGTTACTCGTCGTCCCAATCTGAGACGATGTCAGCAAGTTTGCTTTTCTTGGCAGGTACTGATGTGGGCTTAGACGCTTCTTTACGAACCTCTGGCTCCTCATCAGCTTCAGCAATAGGCTCGGCTTTGGCTTTTGCCTTGGCCGCAATAGGCTCGTATACTGGAGCGTCTTCTTCCTTGGTCAACTCACCCATAGGGCGTGTGCCTTCTAGCTTCAAAGGAGCTCTAGGCTTAACACCATCGACTTGAGATGCAGTCTGTCTGATCGCATCCAAAGCTTCTTGGGTCATGCCCTTGGCTCTAGCCAACTCATACTCTACAGTTGTGAGCCAACGTGTAGGCGCAAAGTGCAACTTAGGCGCTTCTGCTTTGGTATCAAACTTCATGCGTGTCACGATCTTCTCGATGTCCACAGGAGGAGATGCCAAGGCCAAGTGCTTCACATACGCTTGCAATGGACGCTTGTCGCCTTCTTCTTTACCGAAAATGGATGTAGCAGGCAATGTGAGTTGCAAAATGTCGTCAGGATTATCTGCCAACATAACAGCCAAGCGTTGTTGGTAACGGCAAGCACGGCTATTACCCTGCCCTGATCCGGCCACGTTTTGATCGCAAGTCATGCAAGTCTTGCTTTGCGGTGCCTTGATTGAAGTATCGGGAGTCTCGCCATCGTTAGACCAGCAATCGGGGCCAGTGATGTTATCGCCATCGTATGACTTTGCGTAAAAGATACGGCTGACTTTAGGAGCAGCTTTAACCACGATGATATCAAGGTGACGCTCTTCAATAGAGGCCAACTCTTTACCACCTGCCACGATACGGAACACACCACCTTTAATAGAGATGCGTCTGCTCGTGTTGATAGTACCGCCCATGAGAGAGCGTGCTGTGTCTGATAACTCACCACCTTGGGCGAATGCGGGTACGTTTGCGGAATTGAATACTGATAGGTTTGACATGTTGTGTTACTTAGTTGGTTTAATGACGCGAATCTCATACTCTGACATAGAGTTGAGACCGGGGGGAACTAGAGAAGGGTTCTCCTCTAGAAATTTTGACATATTAGTCTGTGCGATACGCTTCTCTAAAAGATCAACGACATCATTGTCAACGACAAAGCGTTTGAATGAGTCCCAATCCTGTGTGGAGTAGCGTGTCTTGGTCACAAGACTGATCGTGCCAAAATCTGTTTTGATCGATGTAGCACCCTGTGCTCTCATCTGATCTTTTATTTCTATCTTAACCAGCTCAAGTTTTTCCTTGATGGTCTCGACTTCTGTATCGTATGCTTTTGTAAGCTCGTCCATTCTAGCTTTCATCTTGCGATAAATTCTAGCAAGTTCGCTTAGAGGTATCACCTCATCTATTACTTCTTCTGACATTTATTTCTCCTGTGTGTTTTTTAATTTGTTTGTCTAGCGTTAGACATTGTATAACAGTTCTTTATACCATAGCAACCTCCTTTTGAATATTTATTTCGTTCTCGAACATTTCAGTTATAAGTAAGTTGTCACTAACTTTAGCCTCCAATGCCTTGAACATCTTCTTCTCGATGGGTGAACCTTGTATGTGAATGACGGTCACTTTATCAGAGTCCTGCCCCTTGCGATCCGCTCTAGCTATAGCTTGCGTGTACTGCTCAACGCTCATCAAAGGGCCATAGAATACCACCGTATCAGCTCTTGTCAAGGTGATCCCATGCGCTGTTGCTTGGGGTTGCATCACGAGCACCCTAGGGTTTTCCTCATTCTGGAATCTCCTAATAATGTCCGAGCGTTTTGGTGGGGTAACTGTGCCGTTGATGAACTCTGCCGTAATACCACGCTTCAACAAATGTGTGTGTATGGTATCAATCGTTGAACGAAACATAGCAAAGATAATAACTTTGCGTTGCGTCTCTTCAAGTATCTCTTCCAATACACCAAGCCTTGGCGCTGAATCAAACTCTACAACCTCACGGTCATCGGTGTAGGCCGCACCACAACTGATTTGCAATAGCTTACTGACAGCCGCAGCAGCATTGACTGCGCTGATCGTTTCACCTGAAGCTTGCACAAGCATTTTCTCTTTAAGCAAGTTGTAGTACTTGGCTTGTTGAGGAGTGAGTGGCACTTCACGAGTCATCGTCATCACAGGTGGCAAGTCTAAACATTGATCTTTGGTAAACCTGATAGCGGGTTGCAAAGCATCATGCACTTGTTGTTTTGCATCTTCCTTTGGCGCCCACTTGTACATGGTCATCTTGTTCATCACCTTGTCACGCCATCCCGTAAAGAACATTGGCACACCTTTAGGATTCACGAGCTTGGCTAAACCATACGCATCTACTGGGGATTGAGATGCGGGCGTGCCTGTCATCATCCACAAGTGTGTGTCAGGGGTCAGTATGGACTTGAGTGCTTTCCATCTTTTAGTAGATACTGTTTTGTAGGCATTGGCCTCATCAACAATCACAAGGTCAAATCGTCCATCGTTCACAATCTCGTTGGCAACCAAGTTAAGGCCGTCATAGTTTGTGATGACAAACTCATAGCTTTGTTGAATCATTTCTATCCTGCGGGTAGCCTGCGCGTGGTGCGCGACTATGGCAGAACGATGGATGATGCTGTTGTTCAAGTCTGATAGCCACGCTGACTGCATGATGGACAAGGGGCAGAGTATCAAGCAACGCCTAACATCTCCTCTCTTCATCAAGTAATCAGCCGCCCATAGCGCCGATAAGGTCTTGCCAGTACCCGGCTCAGAAAACACAAAGGCTTTCTTGTTGAGTGTAAGAAAAGAGGATGTCTCGATCTGATGTTCCATCGGCGTGAACCGACCCGGCCAATCGTAGCGTCTAATGATAGGAGAAGGCACATTCTTAACGCCAAGATTGCGCAAGACTCTTACCTCATCCAAATCCCAATAGACTGCTACCTCGTATCCATCCTCTACTTCAAACACTTTGTGTTTAGGAATAATGCTGTACTTCTCTGGGTTCCTTGTTCGGAATACCAGAGCTTTGTCTTCTATGATTTGCATTCACTTCTCTCTGTTATTTGTTGTCGCCCATGTTTTTCTTTGGGTCTCTTAAACGTAGGTTGCCCGGAACTGTCTTACCGCCCTTTCTTAACGGTTTAATATGGTCTATCTGTTTACCCACTCGATCAATGCCTTTCTTATCATACTCGCCCCTGGCTTTCTGACGTTCAAGCTGATCTTGGGTCTCGCCTGTTTTCTTTTGCAATTTGTATGCGTGCTTGTAGTCACGCTTGCCGTTAACTTGCGTCATGATTAATGCTCCTTAGTAAAGTGTTCACTACACGAGGGTGTACTTTTTGTTTCATAACATCGTTGATTAAACGCATTGCTAAAACAGTGGCGCATGGCGTGTGCATAATGATGTGCCCGTATTTCTCCGTATCATCAATAGCCACTGTGCCATCATGTTCAACCGCACAATCTTCTAAATTAAGAATTTTGTGACATACATGGCACACGCTTGCTGTACCCACAGTTCTTTCTCCACCAGCATAAAAACTCATAGTCTCTCCTAATGTTTTGGATGATGCGTACACGTTGTCACAGGACACCAAGGACACAAGGGCGATGGTCTGGGATTCCATACGCCTGCGTCATGGGCTTGTTCTATTCTAGCCACTCGCTCCCTATACTGCCACCACTCCGCCTCGGCTTGATCGAGGGTCATGGCATGCCTGACCATGTCGTCTTTCACCACAAACAACAGGGCTGAGTTAACCTTCCTGATGTGTGGCATATGGGCGAAGACCATCAAAGACATGAGCTTTAACTGTTCCCGATCAGGGTACTTGTTGTTGCCTGTCTTGTAGTCCACAACCCAAGCGGTCATGTTCTCGTCGTCTACGATGATTAAGTCGGCGATGCCCCTGACCCATGCGTCTGGGCTTTTCCAATCGCAAGGCTTGAGATCAGTCGTGAGCGCCATTTGAAGCTCACACATCTTTCGACCAGGCTTTGCTATGAGCGCATCAAGGGTGGCTTTGGCAAAGTTAAACTGTTCAGGCAACACCACACCATCTTGAATGTAGTCCTCTGCTGCTTTGTGAAACTCTGTGCCGTACCGAGTGGCGTCGTTCTCAACGAATGGGAAATTCTTTAAGACCTTGACCTCTTGATAGCGTTTAGCGCATCCCTCGTAGTCCTTTAGGGAGCTGTGTGACCATGTGACTTTCATTAGTACCTCGCTGATTTAATTGCTTTGGCTAGCCGTTTAGCAAACTCTTCTACAAAATCTTCCCGTTTGTTGAGTTTAAATTCACCCATGTCAACAAGGATTGCGTGAACAAGCTCGTGCCAAAAGGTTTCTTTCATCTGCGCTTCGCCGTATGGTCGCCCCGTTCGATTGTTCTTAGCGCCTATCTTGATCTTTTGCTCTGGGTAAATTACTTTACCCATCTCGCCTTTATCAAGCAGTGCTTCAACGATCTCAACTGAGTACCATTTAAGGCCTACTTTTATCTTGCGTGGTATTTGTTCTACCATTTACTTCTCCTTATTGTTTTGCTAACCCATAGCGCCTGTGTGCGCCAACCTCTGCGTCTAATGGTATGCCTTGCATATAGCTTGGCTCCATAGTCATTTGCGCCAAGACCCAAGTCTTAGCTTCTTCCACCTCTGCATCAGGCACGACAGCGATTAGCTCGTCGTGTACTGTGCCTGCTATAGGGTACCTTTTGGATACTCTAAGCATTCCGTCTGTCATTACAATGCGTGCTAACGCCTGTGTGACATTGTTCGTTATCTTTCCTGCGTATAACTTGGTAGCGTCTGGCCCGTATACATACTGGCTCCTACCTTTGTCGTCTTCTATGATTCTTAAATCGGGATACAGCAATTTCATGCCGTTGGGTAATTCTATTTCTTCCTTGCGAAATGTCAAGCACTTGTATGTGAGTTCTTCACCATCATGCAAAGACTTCTTTAAGAAGCTATCACAAGCGTGCCAAAACGAGACCACTTGAGACGCTGTGGATCTATAGATGTCTATGATTCTCTTAGAAGCTACAGCATGGTGCACCAAATCTTGGATCGTACAGGTGTGAGGGATATCCCTAAGTTTGACTTCATTGCCTTGCCACTCCACAAACTTATCGTAGAAGTCTTTGTTCACACCGAGCGCCTTGGCAAACCTCTTTTCATACCGAACTGGTGGCGCGCCAAGGAAGCCCACAAGTAACTGAGACGCGAACGATGCCCAGCCAAGTCCGTAACCGCAGCCCAAGAGGGCACTCTTGGCTGACTGTCTAAGATCTGGGTGGCTTTCTTTAGTAAGGCCGGGTATGTTAAACATCTGTGCACCAAACGCGGCATAAGGGTCACCTCCGCCCCTGAAGATGTCAAGCATATCTTCGTAATCACTAAGCCATGCGAGGACACGCGGTTCAATCTGTGATAAGTCGCCGACAACCAACTGGTGGTTCTCGGGAGCCATAATCGCTTCTCGTAGGAATGAGGGGCGTTCTTTTGTCCCACGCTTGAGGTTTTGCATGTTGATGGCTGAACCTTTCGCCGCTGACCACCTACCACTCTTCGCGCCGTAATAGGAGAGAGGTACTGGTAAGGCGCCCCGTCTACTAATGTCAAGGAACCGCTGAGCACGGGTACGCTCAGTGGTCGATTTAACCCGAAGACGCGCTTGACAAAGTAAGGCAACGTCTTCACGTTCACCGTTGAGGAGCGCCTGAAAAAGGGCGTCATTCTTAGCCAACGCAAGCGTTTCTTTCCCTGTAGTTTTACTGACTTTCTTTGGGGGAACCACACCGAGGGCGATAAGTTGTTCAGCAAACTTTGGGTTCGACGCGAGTTCAACTTCTTCCACGCCGAGTTTTTGTAATAAGGCTTCACGAGATGTCCTTTCTTCTTCGATGGCATTGGATAGCATTAGGGGGTCAAGCACTAGCGTTGGACGAGTGAACATTTTCAACGTCATGTCGATCAGTCTTAACTCTTTAGCGGGGTATCCTTGTACAAGTCTTTCAAAAATTCGTTCGCACAGGTATACGTCGTGTTTGCAATAGTCTGCAAGCTCAAGTTCCACGTTCTCGTCCAACTCGGCCAGACCATCTGTGCTGTGTACGGCTTGCCCTTTGGGGGGAAGACCAAAATCTCCTGCAAGTTTGGCAAGACTGTTGCCAACCTCCACGCCTCGTAAAGCTCTCGCCATTGATAACGAGTCGAAGATAAAAGCGGGTCGGCAGGAATATACCCATTCGAGTATGGCAATGTCGAACTGGGCATTATGTGCAAGTACGGCGGTTCGTCCCCAGTCAATACTTGAAAAGAATTCAGGTAGTTCTGATCTTGTAACCCATCTAATTGGATCTGTGCTTCCATACTCATGGACACAAGCTCCGAACGCGGTAAACCTATCATCTCGTATGTACTCCTCTGTGGTCATCTTTGATAGTGTGTAGTCTGCTTTAGACCAACGCGTCTCAAAGTCGATTGTTAATATTTTGTCGTAAGGTTTCAATTAAAATCCTTTCTTGGCGGTGCGTCACTCATCGCCATGTAGTTAAAAAAGTTATTTGCTGATGTGAGTAGGTGAGCTGCCGTCATGGGCGTGGCGTTGATGCTTGTGACTCCTGCAACTGGCTCGTCAGGCCAGCCTACTATCAGCACCGCACTCGGCCCATCTTTGGCATAGCATCGCAACACTTGACTGAGAGCGCTTTTGAAATGATCTTTTTCTTGCTCTGTCATGCTGTTGACGATTTCCTCCAACTCCTCTTGTTCTAGTTGTTCGCCCATATAAATTCCACAATCTCGTTGATGTTTGTTTCTCGTATTACAAAGGTCTTTCCTCCTGCAAGATCGATGCGCCCTAGTTCCCGACTTTGCAACGGCGTAAGTTGCCCTTTGCCCGCCTTGCACTCAATACCAATGAAGCGTCCATTAAAGCACGCAATGATGTCAGGTATCCCCGCACGCCCTAGCCCCATGCCAGGAGGCGAGAAGTGATACACCTTGCGTGCTTCTAATATCTTTTTGACTTGGTTTTTGACTTTGCCTTCAGGAGTCATTGTTTTCCTTTGGTGCTAAATATCTAAAATAATAACTCACAATGTGCGTGGGTACATCAAAAGCTTTGGCAATCTGTCGGTATGACTTGCCTTGCTTTCGCAGTACGTGCATCCTTCGTGTGTTGAGGGGCGTTCGCTTGCGCCCCGATCCTGTGCGTTGCCCTCCGTGGTTCATGTGTTCTTCTCCTTCAGTATTGTTTCAACTTCTTTTAGAAGTTTTTTGCTAAACTTATAGCGTGGCCTAAAGTTTAGTATCTCCTCATCCGTCAGTCCTACCCATTCTTTTTTGCAAAAGCCACCATAGTTAGAACATAACTCACTACGCTCCATTTGCTCTATCTGTCTCTTACGCCATCCTGATTCCATCTCGATGCGTTTGAACTCATCGTCTTCTTCTGTATTCATAGCAACGCCTCCCCTATTTCATCCAATTGCTCTTGCTTGTCTTTACGTATGATCTCTTGAAGTATCTTTGGATCAACACGATCAAAAGGCCACCATTGGTTGGCCTGTATCTTTTCTATGATTTCATCTTTGTTCATTTTTTTTCTCCTCTATCGGCCATTGTGACCACACCATAGGTTTGCCTACTTTTGAATCGTCAGTACTTGTCAACATATTAAACTCCCAAGGCGAGACCTTGACAATCCCCTCGCATGGCGTTGATTCCAATGCGCGCTCCAAACGCTTCATCATCACAGCCATGTCTGCGTTGTAGGCTTTGCGTACTGTCAGTAACGCTTCGGCAAGGATCATCTCGAATGAGCCTACGGGGGCGAACCCAGCCACCGACTCCTCTGCTATTTCAAAAGCGTGTATCAACTCATCGTTTGTCATTTATTTCTCCTGTCATCGTCCATACAATGAACGCAATTAAAAGTACAACTCCTATTATTCCTACGAACAACAGGAACCACGTTACTATATTTAAGAATGTAAACATCACAGCTTGCCTGTAAAGATGTTGATGAGCTCCCTGTACAAACTCAAGGCTTGTCTGACATCAAGATTAGAAAGTATATAGTCGTTGGTCAGCTTTGGCACAGGTGTGGGCACAGGCGGTGCAGATGGTTTAGGCTCGGTGAGCAAAGCCTTGATGCCTTGTTGTGGCGCAAGTGCTTTTGGTTTCTTGATGCTTACGCTTGGCGTATCTTTGGGTTTCATTTTTTTTAGTGGCCTGTACTCATTCGCAGTTGTGTAGTATCTCGAATTCTCATCCCTACGCATGATGCCGTTTGACACCGATGCAGACATCATGGCTATCGCTGAATGGGGCTTGAACCCAAGAGATGCAAAGTGTTGCCCCACTTGTTTGGATTTGAGGCCTGGGTTGTCTCGCACATATTCAAATGTCATGCGTGCGATGTTGTTGGTTATTTTAAAAGTCTGTGGCATATTTTTTCTTGCGTCCATTTGTTTTTCCTCTGTGTTGTTTGTTGTGTTGGGCTTGTCCCACTCTTTAAGTGCGCTTGATAGCGCTGTTTTTATGTCAGGCATGATTCATTGCTCCTCTAGCAACAGTCCATAATAAAAGAAATCCTGTGATGGCAAGCACCATACCGCAGTACAGAAAAATGCCTCTCAGGACAGTGTGTTTCCAAGAGCGTACACCGAGCAAACCCTCCTGTATTTGCTCGTCAAAGTTATCCATCTTGGGTGGTGGTGGAATGTAGCGCAGTCCTATTTGGACTTTGCCCGTGTCGTAGGGCACAACTTGCCGTGTCATCGGTTGTTGTGCTAGTTGTTTCTTGGTAAGTTTCTTCATTTGTGTGAATGTACTTGAAATGATTTCAATTGTCAACCACTAGACAAAAGTATGCATTTAGTTCTCCTTATAAATAAGTGTTGTTTTTGACTTTGTCGTTGTAGAGCTTGACCAATCGATCTTGCACTTCGCCCCAACCTTTGTCCCAATACATTTCCTGCAAGGCCATACCGATTGGCCATCGTACATCGCCATCGTCTTCCATGTGCTTGACTGCTTCTTCTGTTAGTTTCTTGATGTCAATTTCCATTTTGATTTACTCCTCGTTGTTAATAATAACCAATGCTTCGGCAATGAGTTGAGGCACGCCGTAGTACAAAAAAGGATCGACATCGAACCGACCGCACTCGCTACGCAAGGGGTTGGTGATGAACATATCCGCTATCTCAAAGCCCCAACGCTCTGCGCCGTTGACTTCATCTTGAATAAGATTCATTGTTGATTCCAAAAAGTTTATTTAAATAAGACACGAATGGGGTAGAACTCTACCCCATTGTTAAGACACGCAACGCTTAGGGAATTCCCTAGGCGTTGGTAAAAGACACTGGTCGTTTAGACGAGTTCTTGCATCTCTGGACGAACAGTCCAGTCGAAGTAGTAGCACAGCACCTCAGATAGCGTAGAGCTGTGTGCCATGCCGATGAGCCCGTTGATCTCTTCGCTCTCGATCATCTTGGCTATGAGTGACTCTACAGGAGTGGCTTCCTCGGCTTTGTAATACTTGTTGCGTGTAGGCGTGAAGTAGTCGAACAAGACGGCCAAGGTTTCTTCCGCATGGTAGTCAAGCATATCCATCATATTATCCGAGTCGCAATCGGCCAAGGCTCTGTAGATCCGCATCGCCATCTCTGTTGGGTCTAAGGAAAAGAACTCCTCAGCATCCTCAAAGGCGTCATCGACATAAGCGTCATCATCTACCCATTGGGCACTATGCACAGGGACATACTTGTAGGGCACAGGCTCTTCTGCCTCGGTTGCCAATGCCATCGCCCTGATGTCCTTATCCTTGTCTTGCTTGGTCACGCTGAAACTGCTGTTCCAATCAGCTATCTCATAGTCATCGTCATAGTTCACGCCATACATCGATGGGTAATAAGACTTGTAGGACTTCTTGGTCGATGTCTTGTAGGATGGGATGAGACGGCTTGGTATCCATGCATATGTATTGCTGAACCACATACCCTCGTGCTCAATGCCTTGGTCATAGTTGACATGAGACATACGCCCCTCGCCATCCATGAACACAAAGCGATTGTCACCGATGAAGTCAGCGACCATTGTAAGGAAGCCTTTGTTGTGAACAAGAGGAGGACACTCATGCACAGCCTCGGACAGATAGTCTTTGATGAAGTGCCAAGTATCTGACTTGGTTTTGTCAGCGGTGTTGCCTGTATGCAAGATGCCGTTGTGCATCATAGCCACATAGCCTGTGATCACATCATAAGGATGGCAGTTGTCCATATCTGTGTTGCCATGAGTTGTCCAACGAAAGTGAATAGCAAGCTCACGATCATCATCGGGCAAGCGATTGATGAATGACTGCGCCTCTGCAACATTCTTAGGAAGCGTCTTGCTGATCTTCAGCCCCTTGGTTGTGGAATACATGATGCCAATGCCATCGGGATTGGTTGTGTAGATGTCACCGAGTAAGCCCTTGGTCTCTGTAAGGGTTGCACGGATTTTGTTTGATTTGCCTGTAATGATTAAACACATGGTTGATATTCCTTGATTGATTAGATTGATGAGTTTGTATCAGCACAAGTGAGTGCTGTTGGCGCAGAGTTCTTGGCATTGGGTCTACGGCGAATACCATACCAATCGCAAAGATTGGGATACTGATTGTTGGTACTCTTGAGCCACTTGATGAACGAGGGTTGCTTCAAGTCCCTGTTCTCATGCCACTCTTTGAACTCGCTTTGATTGAGATCACGCCACGATGCCACACGACAGAACATGACAAGCGCATGGGTGAACTCGATCTGAGCTAGTAGCCTAGTCTTCTTGAGAGAAGCTCTGAAGATGCGTAGCTCGATTGTGTTGAACGACTTACCGATGTCACAAGTAAGCCCCAAGCGATCACGCTCTGCACGAGTCAAGTTCTCACAGTTGACCATGCGATAGCGAGAAGAGTACTTGCCTTTGATGGCGTGAACGGGATTGTCAAGTATCTCTTGCTGTTCTGATGCACAGTAGTCACGAGCCTGAGAGTCATGCAATGGATGACGACCTGCGATCTGTCTGATGAACACAGAGTTCTCATCGCTGTTGACTATCATCAAGAACTTGCCAAGCGTCAAGCCTGTGAACGCTTTAGAGTGAACATGGATATGCATACCGCACTTGCCTGTGTTCCAAGCACGATAGTCGCTATCTACATCCCAAGCCGTGAACCGCTTGATGTGCTCCGCTAGTCCTCTGGGTGCAGATACGATCTCCATGCCATTGCTAGGCAACGAGCCGTCAGCCTTGACGATGCAATACTCTTCGCCCAACTTAGCACGCACATCTTTCACAGCGCTGTTGACACTCATGTCCCTCGTGCACATCTCTAGCTCGATACCCATGCGGAAGTCACCATGCGTAGATGACACGATGGAGTGGTCAGGCTCCAAGATGTCTAGCACATTGGTTGAATAAGACATGAGATAGTTGGGCTCTCGGTTATTGTCATCGGAGTCAGAGTCATACTCATCGTCTTCTTCTTCGTAACTATAGTAGAGGTCATCACGCTCGTGATAGTGCAAGTTATCACGCCAATCTTCATAGCCCCCGTCCTCGCAATGTACGACATTGTCGTAGTGACAACTGTCACACGCTGTGTCCCTGTTGTTGCGTCCGATACGAATTACATCTTCACTCAACACCAAGTGATCACAATCAGTTAGCGTAACTCCAAGGTCAATGCTGTGAATGTTAGATAGTGCGGCGTCTATATTTTGAAAGGTCTTGTGACTGAACTCGTCATAGCCCACAATGAATTCAGCAAGTTGCCCTGTGTCGCTGTTCTTG